TCTGAAATAAGACAAAGTTTATTAGATAGAGGAGAAAAATAATGGATTTAAAAATAGTAGAGTATGAGCATGAAGTTTGTATTGGTGATGATCCAGTAAGAAAAGATTTAGATTATCTTTTTAGAACAACTAATGGTAGAAAAATATATACAGTCCCAAAAAAGTCTGTTGTTTGTACTGCTAATACAATAAAGATTCCTAAAACAATAAAACAACTTACTAACTATTCTAAAACGGATACGCATTGTTTTACAATTTTTTATACATTGTGGAGTTATGAAAAAGGATATGGTAGATTAATTTTAAATTATTTACTACCTACGTTAAACACTAAAAGATTTGTGACACTGTCACCTAAAACAGAAATGGCTAAGAAGTTTCATTTAAAAAACGGAGCTAAATTATTATCAGATAATAAAACCAGTTATAATTTTGAATATTTTCGATAATTAAATAACACTCATAAAAATAGTAGAAGTATACGTGGTTGTTGATTGGTGTACCTCTTCACGTAATCTTTTTAGCTCGCCTTTTCTTCTTCTCTTCTCACGAATATTAATAGATTTTAATTCAAGATAATTGTTATAATACTTTTGCCACTTTACTTGTCTTGAGGTAAATTTAACAAGACCTTTTTGTAATGCTATAATGTAAGATTTACTAATATTTTCTGGTTCTAACAATGCCCAATCACATACTAAATTAAAATCTCTACTATTGCCAACTAACCAATTGTGAGCTTCACATTTTAATAAAGCAGATTTTCTATCGCTGTGTGGAACTAACACATCTTCTATACAATTTAAAACTGTATAACAAAACAATAACTCTTCTGGATTTCTTTCTGTGAACAACACTTGTTTGCTATTAAAATATCCTAAAACTGCTAATACATTTGGTTGTGGTAAATACATTAATGTCCGTATAACTTAATAGCTTCAACTAAAAAATCTTTATACGTTTTTGTTAACGGACTTCCCTTGTCTTTATGTAATATATATTGAGCATAAATGGTATCAATATATAAATGTCGGTCATCTGGTTGTAAGGTTCGTGGGTCAAGGGTCTGCATTAAATCTTTAATATTATCGAGATGCAGTTTTAGGAACTTTTCAAAATCCTCATAACTTATTTCTGAAAACTTTATTATTTTTGGATTTTTTTTTGTCATTAATTAATACGACACCCTCACCTTTACAAACATTACAGATAACATATTCTCCATGTTGTTTTTTGTCGAGAGTTTTTTTTCCTACAGAAGCGGTAGCTTCTCTCCAAGCATCATCAAATATTCCCATTATGTATCTCTTTATTACCCCAGTATTGGCAAAAACCACTTACAGATTTGTATTTAAAGTTTATATTTATATCACCATTGTTTAACAAAGTTTCAAATAAATTATTTATACCAGATCCTATTTGTAAGTTTAAATGTTTTTTAAACTTAAACTTTGTAAATTCTTTATAACTATTTACTACATGATGTTTTTGAAAAGGTTTATTAAGTTCATCCCAATCTTTATCATAAAAAAACTTTTTTACTGCATCTGTTAAGTAAGGTGCATAAAATTTTTTGTTATGTTTATTAGATACTTTTTTATGCCATAAATAACCAGCACTATTTTTAGGTAAAAAATAATTATCTCTAAACTCATCAAATTTAGATTTTGGATATTTAAAGTTTAATATAGCTTTTTTAGAAATACCATAGTAACCATCAGCTCCCCATCCACTAAAAACTTCTTGTTCATAAATTTCTGGATACAAATACATAAATGGATATACACAAGTAAAATGTGTTTTTTTCTTACAATCATAATCTTTAGCTAAAGTAAAAAAGTCTTTATGAATATTGTCTGTCGGCACAACTTTACATTTATAATTCCAATTAAAAATGTCACAAACTTCTTCTGCTTTATCACTATCGTAATTTTTACAATTATCTAATTTAAAACTATATGCGTTTATTTGCTTTCCTAAATTATGTAAAGCAAAAGCTATACTTAGACTGTCTACACCCCCAGATAATAATACCGCTACTGAATTATCTTTGGATACTTTTTGTATTTCGTTTTCTAATATTTTATTTATTTTCATTTTCATGTACCTTTTGTATTCTAGTTCCTAACCATTCCATAACATTGATAGACATAGCTCTGCCACAAGCTTCATATCTTCTTGACACTGGAGCTTCTTCTTTTGGCTTACCTCGATAGGGCACTTGTGTATAATTATCTGGAAAACCTTGTAACCTTTCACATTCAATAGGAGTCAATCTTCTAATTTTCTTCACTCGATTACCAAAAACTATTGGTTGTCTATTACCACCAGTCATAGCAGTCAAAGTTGGGGACACCTCATCTTTATATACTCTAGCAGTTTTATCTGGAGTCGAGGTTTCTAATACAGTAACAGCTGGTATATCTCCAGCAGTCAATGTAAAAGATACATCTTCTTCACTCCAAGGTTTACCATTACTTTTAGTATGATTATCTCTAACTACCACTAAGTCAGTAATATCTTTATAATCTCTAGCTAATAATGTAGAAGCTTTATCATCCTCCTTATATCCATCCTCAACAAAATTACTTACTCTTGTATAGGTATCTTGTTCAACAACTAAATCAGTAGCAGACTTATAATCTCTAGCACAGATAGTCGAGGATACATCATCCTCTATGTAGTCACCTCTTCTTCTAATGCGATTTGTAGATTCTTTGGCAACTCTTTGTTTCTTTGTTCTGCTCGGATAAGGATTTTCTTGCATTGGTTCTTGGTCAAATAATACCTTTGCTGGACATCTCCAGTCTCTAATATGTCCGACAACGAAGATACGCCTTCTTCTTTGTGGGAGGGCTCTTGGAAAGCGACTTGTTCTGACATATTGAGTGTCAAGAACCCTATAGGCGAACCCATACCTGAGTTCTGCCAATGCTCCGAGAAAGGTTCCAAGATCTTTTCCTTCGTTTGATGACAAGATGCCGGGCACATTCTCCCAGATGATCCATGTGGGTCTAACTCTATCAATAAGCCTAATAAACTCAAGTGCGAGGTTTCCTCTATCTTCTTCAAACCCTTTTCTAAGTCCAGCGATGCTAAAGGTTGCACAAGGGGTTCCCCCCACAAGGACATCTGGTCTTGTTCCGATTGTTTCTTTTGTGATTTTCGTGAAGTCGCCATAATTTTTTACCTCTGGATAATGATATTGTAACACAGCAGAACGGAACTCTTCAATCTCAGAAAAACCCAAAGGTTTCCAACCCAGTGGATCCCATGCAACACTACATGATTCTATTCCGCTACATATTGATAAGTAATTTAACACTTACTTTTGTCCATCCATTAACTGTTTTTTAAGTTTGTCTAATTTTATCTGTTCTTTTTTAGATAAGTAAATAATATAATCATTTACTAATTTACCAATCATTGAAGCTGGATTGCGGTATTTCTTTTCACATAAACCTTTTAATATCTTATAATCATTTACACGAATTGCCACTGTTCTCCATTTAGTAGTGTCCATTATAATCTCCTATAAAGTTAACAATATTAAATACAACCAAACGATTGTATTCGCACCAAAAATAGTTATTAATAATATTTTTGTCATGTCTTATTAAATATGTGATATTGCATAATATGTCAAGAAATATTAAATTGTTTCACCAAAATTATCACCAATTGCCACATCTACTTTCATAGGAACTAAAAACTCTACACAGTTTTCCATAGTGGTTTTTATAATCTCAATATCTTTTTTATCTTTAATACTGAAACACAATTCATCGTGAACTTGTAACAATGGCAAGTGACCCAAGGTTGCACAATCCAACATTGCTTTCTTTGTAGAATCTGCACTTGTTCCTTGTATCAAACGATTAAGACTTTTGTAAGTGTAAGCTCGTTTAATATTTTTTGCACCGTACTTTGCACTAGCATTTTCAAATTTTTCTGCTTGGTGTATTCCAAAATCTTTTGGTTCAAATAAATCAAAACGACATTTTCTTCCCAACTTAGTTCGTATCACTCCTTCGTTTTGTGCTTTATCCATACATTTATCTGATAGCATTTTTAAAAATGGTGCTTTGCGATTATACTTATCTATAAGAGAACTTGCTTCATCAAAAGTTAAACCTAACATATTAGCTAATTTATTTTTGCCCATACCATACATTAAACCTAATGAAATACTTTTAGCACTCTTTCTATCAATACCACATAAGTCTGCTACTGATTGGTGAAAATCTCCATCACCACTGTCATATGCTTTGGCTATCTCCTCTGCTCCGTCAAAGTCTAAAGCTAAACTATAATGAACAGCGACCCTTGGTTCTTGTTGCGAGTAGTCTAATGCAACCCACTTCTCTCCTTCTTCTGGTAAAAATAATCCTCGTATTAAATTACCAAATTCTTTATTACGAGCTGGCAGTTGTTGTAAGTTTGGATTACTCATAGATAATCGACCACTTACTGTGCCACCATTGTTTCCTCGTAGTTGATTTATCTCTGCATGTATTCGACCCTTGTGTGTGTATTTTAAAATACTATTAATAAAAGTATTATGAAATTTATTTAGTTCTCTTGCTTGTACTATTAATTTTGAAATATCGTTAGCATCATCGTTTAACCATTGTTGCGTGAAACTTGGTTCTTTAGTCTTTACTGTTTTAGGATATTCAATACCTAATGTATCGTAAGCTGTAGCAATACTTCTCGCTGCCCATATATCTACATCTTTACCAACTAACTTTTTTATGTTGTGTAATGTAGTTTTTTCTTTTTGTTTAAAATCTATTTTTAATTTTTCTGCACCTTCTGTATTTACTCGTATACCTCTACTTCTCATTTCAATTAAATGCGGTAATAGATCTCGTTCCAGTTCCCAAATAGTTGTTAAGTTTTGTTTTACAATTTCGTGTTTAAATCGTTGCCATAAATTATAGGTAAGTTTGCTATCTTGTTCGGCATAATGTCCAACGTGCTCAGAAGGTAGTTTCCACATTTCGTTTTTAGGATCTACTCCGTATAACAAAGCAGAATCTCTTAAACCTTGTTCGGCTTTTATCTCACCTAAATATTCTTTTGCTAATGCGTTTAAGGAATAACTAAATCTGTTCTCATCAATTAAACAACCAGCAATCATTGTATCTACAATTTCACCTTGAACCGATATACCATATGCTTGCAACCACCCTACATCATAAGGAGCATTATGAAATATTTTACGACAAGGTAAATCACAAACATCCTTCATGTATCGTAAGACTTGTTCTTTAATAAGATTACCGCCACCTAAATGTCCAAAAGGATAGTAGAAACTACCATGTTTCGAGGTAACTGCAAAACCAATAATCTCACCTTTACCCAATGCCCAACCAGCTCCTAAACCATTATTAATACCATCATCTCTTGTTTCTAAATCTATCGCTATCTCATCACAATCCGATAAATCAACATACTCTGTAGGTGGTGACCACATGGTTTTATTTTGTAAGGGAAAAACTAATTGCATAAAACTCTCATTTCTTTTTTAAAGCTAAATTGCCAGACACTGTAATTCTGTATTCTTCTGTATTGTAAAACGGATAAACACAATGATTTAAACTAGATGGAAATATTAAACATTGTTTTTCCCAAGTTTTATCTGCGTGTATTTGTAATGATGTTAAATCGTTAATACTATCGCTATTGCCTTTAACAAATTCTAAAGCACCAGATACATTAGAATTACTTCTAATACCAGGAGAACTTTTTCTCATTTCTTCAATATCATATGGAATACTTATAAAAATAATAAATGAAAAAACTCCTTCATGTATATGCAAAGGATTAAATTCATTTTGTGCCATCAGGTTTACCCACAAATTGTATAGATGTAGTTCAACTGTCAAATTATCATCTTGCAAATATTGTTTCACAATTTTTTTTACATATTCCTCTAATGGTGCAAAAGAATTTATATTACCAATTAAAAAACTATTTAACTCTGGAAAGTCTACATTTAAACTGTATTCTTTTTTAATATTACCAGCTAAATCTTTTCCGTAAAAATCCTCTTCTGCAACTTTAGATATTTTTTGTTTTAGTTTGTCAAAAACATCATCTGAAACTTTGCATTTAAAAACATTCATTTTTTATACAACTTTAACAACATCTCTTGTGTTTTTTTAGTTTGTTCCATTTCTTTTTTTGTTATATCTGATAAATGTAATTTACCTTTCTCATCTGCAAACCACTTTGGTGAGTTTTCCATAATTAAAATAGGATGATGATATTTTTTTATTTTTTTACTCATAATATTATTTTTCACCTTTAAATAACTCATTGTGCCACTCCATGTGTTTTTCAATAATATATTGTGCTATTGTTCTTATCTCAACTATTTTACCTCTCTTATTTATAACAACATATGTGCCAAATTCAGTTCTTGGAATCATAGGCATGAAAACTTTTAACACAGTCCTAGTATTACCATCCCTATATTCTACACCTCTTGAAGATGTTGCATTATTATTTACCCACATTATTCATAATCCCTTTCTATTATCATTTCACAATAATGTATTGCCTTTTGTATATCAGATTTTTTACCTTTGCTTTTATGTCTGCATATATATTTAATCACATTACCTTCTGCAAAACCCAACTCGTTTTTGTTAATAAATTGTGAAGGTTGTATTTTAAACTCTTTATAATGGTCGCTACCTTTTTCCCACACACTCATTTTTTTTCTCCTTGATGCGTTTTTGTGTTATGTATTCATCACTCTCTTCCATTGATTTTAACGTAAAACCATTTTTAAGCAATTCAAATAATTTACATTCAACTTCAAATTTAGTAGGTCTTGTATTAAACTTCATCTTTAAATTAATTTCAAATTTACCCATCAAAAAAATCCTGCGTTTTGTAAACCAATAATGGTGCTAATAATTGTATAAGCTATTAAAATTTCCATATGTTCATTCACTCCTCCTGTAAAATTTCACTTATAAAAAACTCTGTATCTATTATATCATAAGTGTCTTTTGTTTTTAACCTTTCCATTTTACTTCTTACTTCTGCTTCACTTCTACCTATAGATATTCTTTTGTAATAAATAATCTTTTGTGCGTACACTACATACTTTTTATTTTTTTTTTTCATCTTCTTTTTTACCCCAGTACACTAAATGAAAAGCATCACAATTTGGACAAGATAAATTTGTCATTATCTCATGCTCCTCATCATCTTCACAATCATGGTCTCCACCCCATATTAATTCTGTTCCACAGTTGTAACACTTCATTTTTTTTTCTCCCTTAAATAGGTAAGATAGTTTTCTCCAATCGGATAATTATATTTATGGTCAGTGCTTAGTATGTGTAATCTTTTTTTAGCTCTTGTTACTGCAACATAAAAAACTTTTCGTTCTTCGCTTTTTTCAAAAGGTGTTTTGTTTTGAAAAGAAGCTATCCAATTAGTGCGACTATATACTAATACATTTTCACTTTGTCCACCTTTGACAGAATGAATAGTATCAATAATTATTTGTGGTTCTTTATCTAAAGTTTTCTGACCATATCGTTGTAACAGTCTTACAAAGTATGTAACTTGTGGTGGATGAAAATTTCTTTTTAATATTTCGTACCAAGGTTTAGTAGCACTATCGTCATTTAAGTTTAAACCACACCAATCAATTAATCCATCAAAGTCATACTCTTGGGTATCTGATAAACTAATCCAAAATTTTACAGAACGAAAAGAACTGTCTTTTATCTCACGAATATATTTCATCATGTTTTCTGCTTCGTGTTTCGTGATGCTTTTACCATTAGCAATTTTAGTCCAACTCTTAATTGCTTCCCATTGTTTTTCATCGAAGCATTTATTGTCTCTGTTATCTTTGTAATATAGGCCAGCATCTTTGGCTAACATTCTTAGTTCATTAACTGTCTCAGTAATACGGCCAAGTATGTACCAATCCTCTTTGAGTTTTTCAAAAGGAATTTCTTTAAATGATAAATAACTTTTTACATACCCTTTGCTTTTTCCTGGAAGATATTCTTTTTCTTCACTATCTCTTATACCTCTTCTAATAACTTGTGAGAATTGATAGATAGCTTCTCCAAATCTTTGAGTCTTTCTTAATTTAACTTTTCGACCTGGAAAAAACTTTGTAAAATATTTTGGATCTGCTCCATTCCACTTATATATACCTTGATCGTCATCTCCTGCTAAATAAATTCTATCTGACTTCATAGCCATCTTATAAATTACAGACCATTGCAGCGGTGTACAGTCTTGGGCTTCATCTAAAATTAAAACCTTAAGCCGTGGAAAGTCTACTTCTTTTATAGTTCTTTCAAT